CGGTGGTGTTGTCATCACTTTCATAGAACCTCATGTCGTCCCAGTTGATGGTAGGCATGGGGCGTTTTTGTATCCAGTCTTCGTACTCTTCTTTCGTTACTTCTTGGTACGGAGCTTGTTTATAACTCCCGCCATCATGTGGCAGAAAAGATACTCCAGAAAGTTTGTCGAACTTGTCATAGACCCAAGTTGCAACACCCAACCATTCATCTTCCTTGACGTTGATTGTTGCACTCGGCTTGTGCTCGCACCAATGATCTTGCAGATGTTCCCAAAGATTGAGGGCTTCGATTGCCGTCTGGTCATTCCTTGTTACTGCCCCTTTGGGGGAAGCGACGGGAAAGAAGAAAACAGACGTCGAGCCTTCAGCCATAACGTCTGGCTCCCAATATACCCCAGCGTCCTTGAGAAACACTGTAAGAGGGTCTTTATTGTCCGCCCTAACAGTTCGTATGTAATAAGCAGAATGCCGAGGATGCAGCCCACTAGAACTATTAACCAACTGGCTGACAGTGCCGCTAGGCTTGACACAGGTCGTAGCAACGCTAGGATTAACTCCGAGACGAGTCGCCCACTCCTTGTTTGTTTCAACAACGATCTCTCGGAGTCTCGCAAGGACACTAGCATCTCCCAAAACTCCGAGGTTATCGCAAACTCCTGTGAGAGATACTCCGAGAAGACGTTCTTCATTGCACGTATCCTTCCATATTTTCCTTAGGTATTTAAAGTCGGTAAAGCTTGATTGGATAGTGCCGAGTATGCTAGCGATCCGAACCTTTCTCTCAAGGTCTGCAACGCTGTCACCGCTTCGCACAACGACTTCAGTGAGATTGCAGAACTGGAAGGGCCGCAAGATAATCTCGCTGCAAGGATTAGTGCCGAATTCAGGTGTTGCATCCCTTCGTCCACTTCGAGCAGCAATTCGTTGGCAAGCGTATCGGCTGAAGAAGCCGGGCTCTCCTGATTTACTGTCATACAATTCCTTCCATTTAGACATGAAGAACCCGATGTCCGGTCGACGGTTCTCGTACACGGCAGAGTTATTAGCCAGCCTACGATGACTGCTGGCTTCCCACCACGCACCCATCTTGGATCGCGACATCCTGTCGTCTGTACAATCGAACAGTGCGATCATTGCACTGCGACGGACACCACCAACAACAACGATATCAGCCACCTTGCACATGAGATCATGGCACTCAACACTTGTCAGTCGCCGTCCTGCGGCACCTTTAAAGATGTTACAAGTGAACTGAAAAAGGTCGACCAAAGGCTCGGGTCCAGAAGCACGTCCTCCAAAAGTTTTAAGTCTTGCGCCTTTAGGCCGAACTCGGCTAACGTCCCATTTTGGGAGTTGACCTGCAATGAGTAGGGATATAAGCTCTCTAAAGCTTTTTGCCCATCCTTCTTTACTATCTGCAACAGTAATGATCGTATCGGTTGGTTCGAACTGTTCGGAAATTCGGGGGAGTTGATCAATGTATTTACTTTCTACTGAGTATCCCACGCCTGTACCACAGAGCAGGATGTACATGCTTTCATCGAACGAGCGGGGAGAGTCGACAGGGAGGTAGGCACAATTATAGGCAGGAACGTGACACCGATCTAGTGCCGCCCCTGCCGTCATCAGCGCCCGCATACTTGGCATTACTTCAAGGCTATAGATCGACCTGTGTAGTTCTTCCCATACAGGATCACCGGATTGATCGCCATCCACCTGAGTACAGTAGTACGAGACAAGCCGATCTACCGTCTCATCCCAGTTCTCTCGTCGCTTCTCGGACTCGAGCCATCGAGCGTACCTGCTTTTGAATATGTAAGACTCATAAATACTCGGAAACGAATTTGTCAATTCATTGATACTCCTGCTGCCTTGGCTTCATCCTCTGGGAACTCGATAGGTTGCAACGGCCAATCAAGAGGGATAGGAGCCGACGGGATTACTTTATCACCGCACAGAACGAGAAGAAGTTCGTGAGTGATGTACCCACTCTCGTTGTCTTGAACGAACTCAGTAGTCATGTGACACCGAGTAAAAAACTTGGACAGATTGAAGAGACATTCCTCATCTGTCCAAGAGTCTAGGCGTTCAGCTAGTAGTTTGTCGAATTTATCTTCGATCTTATTTTTCTTACTCAAAAGAGACTCCTTAGGCGTACAGGATTTGGTAGGAGGGGTAGTGCTTCTGCACGGCTACAGCTACGGCGTGCTCACCTCGTGCGCCGGGAGAGGCTTCCCATCCCGGTAACATAAAGATGGCGTCGGCTTCGATGACCTTCTCGACATCCCAGAGGTAGGCTTCTTTGAAATCAAACCCCTCTTCTTGTACTTTGATGTGGTCACCTGTGGCGTAGCTCTCAGTACCCTCTACGACTTCACTGTCCTTCTCAGCGGGATTGAAAACGATCCATCCCTCCTGACGGAGGGCAGCCGCGACGGCATTGAACGTAGGGAAGTTGAAGTCAGGGTAACCTGACATCGGCCCTGCGACGTAGATTGACTTAGACATAGACGTCACCGTTCTCTTTCATTTTTTGATCCTCATAAGGCACCGCTACTCGACGATAGAACTCCAGTTTAGCTCCTTCTAGGGCTCCTAGGACATCGTTAATCTCCGAGTATTTGCTACCGTGCGCTTGGTAGTATTCCCAGATTACTTTAGTAATGAAGTAATTCAATTCGCCGCCGTTGTTGGGTACAAACTGATTAGTCTCCAACTCATCTCGAAGCTCTGATTTAATGTACGGCATGTTGTTTTAGATACTCCCACACATTTTGAAATCTCTCATCCTCAATCGCTCCTGCTATATAGTTACAACGATTACAAAGAAGTTTACGGACCTTGCCGGTTGTATGATTGTGATCGACGTGAAGGCGAGTCCCTTTAGTTTCTCCGCCCTCTTTCCCGCAACAATAACATTTGTTATCCTGATCACTGAACATTTGTCTGTAGGCGTCAGGTTCTAGTCCATAGCGAAACCGTATGTGTCTCTCACGTTGCTGTGCTGGTGTTGCTCTTTTCGGCAGCTTCTAGCTCCTTGAGTAATAGTTCGAGTCTCGCGAGGCTATTCCAGCAGGCATGAGCAGCGTGTAGAAGTCCACTATCAGGGTCCAGAACTTCGCCTTGTCCTTCATATCCAAGGTGTCGTACCAAGGCGTCAGAGTAGCGATTGTATCCGTCAGGGACGGACTCCCATCCTTTCCAAGCGTACTTAGAAGCTCCGAAAGCGGACACCTCGGCAACAGCGCTAATTGCCCGAGGGAAGTAAGACACTGCCCCCCGATATACTGGAGCCTTTCCTCCGTCATATTTGATCGCGCCTTTGCCAACGTCCTCCGGACTGTCATTTGTAAACTCCTTGACTAGGCCTGATTTTTTAAGATTTCGAAGTGTTACATCACTCATTTCGCTGACCTATATTCGTCTTCGTGCTGGTTACGGAGGAACTCCTCCTCCTTCTCTTCGGCAGAAAGCGGTCGACCTCCGCCCCAGCCATCTGCATCGGCACCTAGCCAGAAATAGTACTGTTCATCTTCCATTGCGCATCGCCTCCTCAAGCAATTCAGCGTTCTCTTCAATCAATTCCGGGAAAGCCTCGACGATCTCATCACTGTCGATGTCAAGAAGATCGGCGAGTTCAAAACCGTAGAAATAGTTCATCACCCTATTCTTAAACTCGTCGTCTATCATTTCACCTTCGTCCTTACCCCGTCGTGCCACGAGCCGCATGACTGGCACTGGACCCTCTGGATGCGGAAGTGTTTGGTCCGTCGGTAGCCGCGGCTTTGGACGTGGTTCGACCCACAAGCACCACATTCCTTCTTAGTTGATCCCATGTGTGGGTGGTTCGGCATGTAAGCTCGGAGACGTTTGTACAGCTTCTCAAGAAGTCGGACATCTTGGATGCAGTACTTTTCCATTCTCGTTTGTGCTTTTTCTTCCCCATTCATTACATCTTTCCAGAGGTCGAAACCTTCATGCTTAAGCTTCGCACCTACTTGGAAAAGGGGTCCGACGAAGGCGAGCTTATTAGAGATAAGACCTAGCTTCTTGACTGCCTTCAGGACGTCGATACTAGTCAGAGGAGGGAGCGGAGGAAGCCCGGCAAGGGCGAACTCTCCGTTGAGCTTCTTCAGGTCGAAGGCATCTCCGTTGTACGTCACCACTGCGTCTGCCTCCATCATCATCGAGTGGATGTTCTCAAGCATTCCTTGGCGGCCGTGTTCCCATTTAGAGAACATGAACGTCTCCTTGTGTCCAACCCACTTAGCCCCGACGCAAAGGATACCCCCGTTGTCTACGATTTGATTTAGTCCGACATTCTGATCCCATAGTCGCCATACGAAGGCGGTGACTGGAGCAGTCTCAATGTCTAAGACTAGAAGTTTTTCGTCACTTGTCATGATCTTTTTGGTTTCCTTTTATTACTCGTCCCACCATTCTTCTGGGATGTATCCTTCGTGCCACTTGAAGCCGTGCTTTTCAGCCCACTCCCAGTAAGTCAAAGAGTTCTTGGATCGAGTAATCCGCTGCGAAGCTCTTTGGAAAACAAATCGGATATCGAGCTCTGGATTGTCTCGGATAACGTTAAGCATTTTTGCTCGATCAGGCTGGGTGAGACGTCCTTTAGTCTCAACAAGTACGCCATTTGGCAATCGAAAGTCGGGGATATATCGAGCTTTCCGGGCAGGTTTAACGTAATTAACAATGGCGTCCGGTGGTTCAAAATCCAACTTTTTCTTGGATCGAGTTGCTTGTTCATAGACTGCTTTCTCAAAGCCTGATCTAAACTTCACGGTTTTTCCTTCGAACGTTCTCGCGATACTCTTCTCTGATAAGGTATCCCGTTGCCGCGTTTTCTAAATACTCGGCAGCCTTTCGTAGTAGCTCCGGAGTCTTAACAGCGCCTATCAGCCACCGATTACACGTCCCACACAGCAATCCTCGAATGCTTCCAGTAGAGTGGCAATGATCTAGGGCCAAGCCTTTCTTGAACTGGTCGGCAGATTCGCCACAAATAGCACAACTATTGTTCTGCCTCTCAAGGAGACTATCGTACTCGTCAAGAGTTAGATTATAGACCCGCTTAAGCCACTCCTGTTTTCTATATCGAGGGCCTTTACTCTCCAACCATTGTCGTCGATACTCGCTTCGGTCTGGTTTAGTAAAACTCATTTAAGAAGCAAGCTCCTCAACCTCTTCCGGTGTGACTTCGGGCACATTTGGTTCACGAACAGTCTTAACCAGAAACCTCGGACCAGTTGAATACAGAAAAGTCCGAAGATCAGGGTGACAGCGCCGCTTATGACGACAGTAAGAACAGCTAGTGCCCAGCTTAAGATTGCCGCTAGCACCGTCAGGGACAGGTTCGTGACAACGTTCAGGAACTTGGTCACTTTCTAGGACTCCTTTCAGGTGGGTAATACGCTCGGCTGGCGGGTGGTGATCAATGACAATCTTAGACAACGGGGAAACACAGATGTCACCGTGCACCTTATCGTTGGCCAGCCAAGCGGCGGGTTTACCCGGTGTCAACACCGAGGCATACCCCGCAAGCTGTTGGACATACCCGAAAGGATCGTCCTGTGTTACTGTCCCTTCGGCGAACTTCTTGTACCCGTAAGGACTTGCTGACTTGACGTCCACAACTGTTCCATCAATGATCGCGTCAATGTGGCCCTTGATGCCGTCGACTTCAACTTCAGTTTGTTCTTCTGTGACTTCATGTCCGGCCTCCTTAGCTAAGAACAGTAAGAGTTGCTCGATTACGTCTCCGTAGAGAAACTTCATGTACGTCTTAGGTACTAGCTTCTCCGTCGTGTCTTCCTCGGGATGGCCGTCGTACCAAATTTGTCGATCAGGTTTACCAAGTGCTGAAAAGCGTAAAGGTGTAGGCTCAAGGGAAACGGGAGATGATCGTAGGCGGGCTCGAAGGAGAGTTTTGAGATTTTCTGCGAAGACATCTAGGTTCTCCTCGTTACACTCGTGATCCTCGTCTGGATTGAACAGACCGAAGATGTCCTTAGGAAGGTCTTCAAGTTTTTTCATTGTATACTTTCATAGCTCTGACTACCGTTTGGAATACGGCCTCCCCTAGGAATTGATCTCTGAGTAGCTGAGTAACTCGTAGAATATCTGTCTCACTGAACGGCGCAGTTAAGGTAAAACTAATGTCTTCAACCTGTAGGGTTAAACCTTCATCGGTTTTAGTTATATTAATCTTAAGCACTGTCACCCTCCTCTGGGTACACAATCTGTATGTCGACAATCTCCGGCT